TCCAGAAGCTACAGTTTAATGTAGCCAAACCTTACAAGTATCGTATCTTAGGTCATACTCTGATGAAAACAGAAGAACTTCCGGGATACCATTTTCCAATTGTACCTATAATTTCTAATCACAACCGAACTCCTTATCCCACATCTGATGTAGCCTTAGCAAAGGGATTACAGCAGTATATTAACAAAGTAAAAGCAATAACAATTGCTCACTCACAAGCATCAACTAACCTCAAGGTATTGCTACCAGAAGGTTCTGTTGACATGGATGACTTTGAAGAAAAATGGGGAAGACCGAGTGTTGGTATTCAGGTAGACTTCTCTGAAGGAAGTCCCGTAGTAGCCCAGCCAACACCACTTAGTAATGAACTGTTCGCTGGTGAAGCAACAGCCAAGAACGACATTAGTCATCTCCTTGGATTATACGAACTAAGTATGGGTAATGCTTCTAATGCACCTGATACACATAAAGCTACTATTGCAATTGATGAGTTCGGACAAAGAGCCATCAGATCAAAACTACTTGATGTAGAAATAGGACTCACAAGGATAGCTACTGTAGCACTTGCCTATATACAAAAGTATTATACCACTGAGAAGATTTTTAGAGTAATGCAACCCAATAACAGCATGTCAGAATATGTTGTGAATAAAAGGCTTGTAGACGATAAAACAAAAGAGATACAGATAATCAACAATATTACCATCGGAGCATACGATGTTGTCGCTGTGGCAGGAAGTACCTTACCCACAAACCGATACGCTGAATTAGAAATTCACACGGATGCATACGAAAAGGGTATTATTGATCAAGTCGAAGTACTAAAGAAGACTGAAGTTTATGACATGGAAGGTGTCCTACAAAGGACAGATAAAGTTGGTCAACTTGAAGCTGCTTTAGGTGAATCACAAGAGAAGGTTAAAGAGTTAGAAGGAGACTTGCAAACCAGAGACAGAGAAAGTGTGAACCTTAAGAAGCGTGTAGAAGTTGAGAAGTTTAAAGCCGACCTAGATATGATCAAGAATCGTATGCAAGCTTCAGAATCTCTCTTTGGTGATAGACTGAACGATATCCTATCTCAAATCAAGTCACTTAGTAGTGACACCAAAAAAGATAAGGAAAAAGAATAATGGCACAAGATGATTTAACGGCTGCCTTCGGCACACCCGTAGAGCCAGAACCCGCACAAACAACTGATATTATAGAGGACATAGCAAAATCTGTTATGCCTGAGGATATCTTTAGTGCACCTCAATTACCTGCCACAGAGCCAGACGGGACACAGCCAACTGTTACTCCCCCAGCTGAACCTCAAAGTACAGATAATAAAAATGATCAAAAACGATTTGAGTATTGGCAAGCACAAGCTGCGAAGCTCCAAAACCAACTGAACGAAGTAGAACCATATATGCCTATGGTTGCTAAATACAAGGAAACTGGTGTACCTCCAACAGCCGAACCAGCGAAAGCTGAACCGACTAAAGAGTTCCCCCAAGCTCCTGAGCAACCTAAGAAACCATATAACTTTACTTACACAGAGGCAGAGGACCCAAACAGCACAACAAGTCAATATCTCAGAGACATGGAAGATTGGCAATCAGGAATGCAGCAATGGACAGTATTAAAAGGTCAGTATGACTCAGCTATCATGAAAGAACAATATGATAAACTGAGTGGACAACTGGCTGGGTTCGTTGAAAAACAGAACAAATCTGCTCAAGACCAAAAGGCAGCTACAGAAGCTGCACAATACGTCGAAGCTAATTTCGGAATGGAATCTGATGCTGCACGAGAATTCGTACAGTGGGGTTCTGATCCTGCTAATCTTAAGATGGAAAATTTAGTAAGATTATTCTTAATGGGTAAAGGCGTTAACATGCAACAGACGCAAGGAATACCTCAACCTCCGCAGCAACAGCCAAGCGGTGCTTTTTTACAGAAGTCACAGGCAGCTCAAGCTACTCAGCCGTTGAGTCAGATTCCATCAAATGAAGCTTCAACAACTGAAACTGATATGATAAATGATGTGTTTGCGTATGATAAAGCTGCTAATCCATTTGGATAAAAATTAGGAGGTAGTTATGGCTATTTCGACATTGGCATATAATTCTACAAGTCCTTATAAGGCACCTACAGGTGTCTCTATTGACAACACTCGTAGATTATTTAACTTCGGGGAGAGGGTCGCTGAACTAGACCCTGTCATGTCTCCGTTCTTCACGTATCTTGCAAAAGTACGTCGAAGACCAACGGATGATCCCGTATTCAAGTTCTTAGAAGAACGTCATCAATGGCAGAGACAGAATTTTACTGTTAAAACAGCAGTAACATGGACTACTGATTCTAATGGTGACATTGACACAGGTGAAGGTGATAACCTCGTATTAACATGCGGTTATAACGAATATGGTAAGATTCAAGCTAATAGTGGACCACGCTTTTTAAAGTCTGGTGATGTTATCGCTATCAAAGATAATGGTGGAACAGTAAGACGAATAAGGCTTACTGCTGCTGGTACAGTATCTGGTACTAATGGTACCGACGGTATTGTAACATTTGCTATTACACTTGGTGTTGGTGCCACAGCTATCGGTGCGACATGGCCTACTTCATCTACTGTAACATTTGCAGCTGGTGCACTCGGTCAGAAGATTGGTAACGCTTTTGCCGAAGGTGTTGGAACTCCACTTGGTTGGAGAGATGAGTTAGCAGATGTAGAAGGGTTTACGCAGATATTTAGAACTGCTATGCCTATGATGTCTGGTACTCAGATGTCCACAAGATATCGTGGACGACCTGATGAATGGCAGCGTACTTGGGGTAAAAAGCTGAAAGAACATAAGATGGATTTAGAACATGCTTCTTTGTTTGGTTATGGTTCATCAGCTGCAGATGAATCTGCTAGTACAGCAGCTCCATTGCGTTATACTTGGGGAATGCTACCTTATGTAGACCTTTATGGTAAAAACTATGCCTTCTCATATGCTTCTAGTGGCTACGATGCCTTCTTGGATGCTATGGAAGATTACTTTGCACCTGAAGGTGGTAATTCTGGAAACAAACTTGTATTAGCTTCAAGAAAAGTTATCACATTCCTTAATAAGATGGGTGATAGTGGATTCTTGAAAAATACTGTTGGTTCTAGTGCATACAGACTTGATGTACAAAATATCAAGGGTGCGTTTGGGCATGAAGTTACAAAGGTTAATAACATCTTTGGTAGTTTGCACTTTATTCAAGAGCCTCTGTTACGTGGACCTTGGGAAGACTATGCGATCTGTGTAGACCTTGCCAATGTAGCATGGAGACCTCTGATTGGTAATGGTAAAAGTCGAGATACTTTTATCAAAACAAATGTGCAGGACAACGGTTCTGATGGACGAGTAGACGAGATTCTTACAGAAGCTGGTTTACAGATCGATCTTGCTGAAACTCATGCAACATTGAAATTTAGTTAGGAGGTGACGAATGGCAGCACAAACAGTAAGTAATTGGACTACAGTTGAATTAAATGGATTTCTTATTCATACGTGTACAGCATATACTGATGCGAACAACGAAGTTAACTGGACCAAGAAAACTCCTGATTCACTGGATACAACTAAGCCTTGGTCTATGGTTGTGGCAGCTTCGGCTGCTCAGGATGGGGCAGCAGCTCCATTGATGATCTGGGGTGGATATGACAGTGACTTTGCTTTAGCAGGTACAACTGCACGAGCAACAGCAACTAGCGGTGTTCAGATTGGTGAGTTGACAGATGATCTTGGTTATGCAGCAGCCGTAGCAGGTATGGGGTTTAACATGACTCCGGGAACCTCTGGGTTGGCTGATATTGTAACTATCGCAGCTGTAGCAACTGGTATGCGTTTCAATGTACCTATCTTCCCATATTATGCTTTCGAGCTTATGGCAGATGATGCGGCTACATTGTTAGCACATACGTTGACCTTCAAAATTATACAGAAGGCTGATGGAAACAACACTGGCTTATCAGGGACTCAAATAGGTGGTACTGGATCAATCGGTATCGGACCTGATCCTTCATAGGAACAAACAAAATAGATGGGGTCGCTTTCGGGCGGTCCCATCTAAACTAAGGAAATTATGGCAATAGCAACACTAGGAGCAAGATTAACAGACTACACTGGAACAGTGTCGGCTGGTTGCGATCAGAACAACATGTTCACTCAGGCTATCAGGATGATAACAGATAAGCTGCCATCTAGTCTGCTTGAAACTGGTTTTACAGCTATTCCAATAGTAGAGAATGCCAATGCAGTTATTGATATTGTATCTGGCAGATTTTTACGTGCTTCACGAGCAGAAG